TCATTCTTTTCCAAATTTAGGACAGGTTGTTAGTACGTCTGCACCTTATGGTAAAGAGTGTAGAGAATTGTTTACAGTACCAGAAGGTAAACGATTAGTTGGTATAGATGTAAGTTCACTAGAAGTAATGATGCTTTGTCATTTTATGTCAAAGTTTGACAATGGTGAGTATGCTAAAGTTGCTCTTGAAGGAGACATACACACAGAGACACAGAAACTAGCAGGGTTAGAAAGCAGAGACCTTGCAAAAAGATTTTACTATTGTCTACTCTATGGTGGCTCATCAAAAAAAATTTCTGAAGTAATTAATAAACCATTTAAAGAAGCAGGAAAGATTAAGAAAAGATTTTTAAATAATTTACCTGCATTATATAAACTTATTGAAGCAGTTAAGAATGCGGCTGAACGTGGATATATAAAAGGTTTAGATAAAAGAGAAATTAAAGTCAGAAATAGTTTTGCTTCTCTCAATACACTTTTGCAATCTAGCGGTGCGATATTGTGTAAGAGATGGTTAGTAGAATTTAATAAAGAAATCAAAAAATTTAACAATGCACAACAAGTTGTATGGGTACATGATGAAATACAAGTTGAGTGTGATGCAAAAGACGCTGATGCTATTGGTAAGATAGCAGTAGATTGTATTAAACGAGCAGGTGAACACTACAAATTAAGAGTTCCTCTAACAGGTGAATACAAAGTCTCAACCGATTGGAGTGGAACACATTAATGTATAATAAAAAATTTGACCTTGACCTAAAGTATGGTCAGGAAAGAGAAAAGCGTTTAGCTTCTATACTTGATAAAGATAAATCTAAAATAGAAGTTAAGACAGAAAGAGACTGGTGGTTTAAGACTGGAAACATTGCCATTGAGATGGAATGTAATGGTAAACCTTCAGGTGTTATGGCTACAAAGTCTGACTACTGGGTACATATCCTAGCAGAAGGAGATAAAGATTATTGTAGATTAATCTTTGACACAAAGACAATCAAAAGATTGGCAAAGAAATATATCAGCACATTAAAAGCAGGTGGTGATGGCTTTAGAAGTAAGTTTGTTCTTATACCTTTAGCCGAAATGTTTTTGCCAAAAAATTTAAGCAAATCTATGCAACAAAGGATAGTTAAATAAATGTATAAGAAAAAGAAAGTTCTCATTATAGATGGCGACATACTAGCTTATAAAATCGCAACTAATAATGAAGTGGAAACAAACTGGGGTGATGGTTTATGGACATTACACTCTAATGAAAACAGTTGTAAACAACAACTTGATTTAGTCATTGATGATTTAGGTGCTAATTTATCAGCAGATGATTATGTAGTAGCACTGACAGATAAGAATAATTTTCGTAAAGATGTTCTTCCTACTTATAAATCAAACAGAAATTCTAAACGTAAACCTTTAGTATTAAAAGCTATGCGTGAATACATTATGGAAAAACATAATGGTATTATGTGGGATAATTTAGAAGCAGATGATGTCATGGGTATTATGGCAACTGAACCTGCAACTACTGAAGAGAGAGTTCTTGTTAGTATTGACAAAGACATGCGTACAATTCCTTGTCTTCTTTCTAATGATGGTAGTTCTACTGAACAAATACCAGAGAAAATAGCTAACTATAATTTTATGCTTCAAGTTTTAACAGGAGATAAAGTTGATGGTTATGATGGTATTGAAGGAGTAGGTATCAAGACTGCTGAAAAATTAATTAGTAAATACACTAACGTAAGACTTCCTGATTTATGGAAGATAGTTAAAGGCATCTACAAAGAAAAAGGTTACACAGAAAAAGAAGCTCTACAACAAGCTAGAGTAGCACACATTTTAAGACATGGTGATTACAATAAGAAAACAGGAAAGGTTAAGTTATGGAAGATATAATTAAAGAACCTGCACACTACGCTAAAAACAAAATAGAACCTATTGATTATATTATTTCTAACAAGTTAGATTTTTGTGAAGGTAACGTAGTTAAATATATTACTCGTTACAAACTCAAAGGTGGAATAGATGACCTTAAAAAATGTAAACAATACATACAGTTTATCATAGATAAGTATGAGGTTTAATGCTTGAACATAAACATATTTTAATTAGGGCAAATGTTAAACGTCCACCTATACAGATAGACACAATCAAAGCATGGGTAAGAAATTTAGTAAATGAACTAGGCATGAAACCATTAGGTGAAACTGTTGCTGTCTATGTAGACAAAAAAGGCAACAGAGGTTTGACTTGTATACAAGCTATTGAAACATCACACATAGCTTTTCATTCGTGGGACGAAGACATACCATTTGTTATTCAGTTAGATGTCTACACTTGCAGTAAGTTAAATAAAGAAATTATATTTAAAGCATTAGATGAATTTGAACCAATAAAAATTGATTACTTAACATTAGATAGACAAAAATATTTAGAAATAAAAACAAAAGATGAGATAAATAATGACAATAGATTATGATAGAGATGAGTTGCTTACAGATTTTGGTAAGACTACTTTAAAAGATAGATACTTATTACCAGACGAAACTTCACCGCAAGATGGATTTATGAGAGCCGCTAAAGCCTTCTCTGATAATGATGAGATGGCAGAACGTATTTATAACTACGCTTCTAAATTATGGTTTATGTTCTCCACACCTATTTTATCTAATGGTGGAACATCAAGAGGTATGCCTATTTCTTGTTTTTTAAATTATGTGGGTGATAGTAGAGAAGGATTAACAGGACACTACACAGAGAATGCTTGGTTGGCATCTATTGGTGGTGGTATCGGTGGTTACTGGGGTCATGTTAGAAGTGATGGTGTTGCGACATCAGGTGGTTCACAATCATCTGGTTCTATTCCATTCTTGCACGTTGTTGATAGTGAGATAATGGCATTCTCACAAGGTAAAACTAGACGTGGAAGTTATGCGGCTTACATGGATATATCACACCCAGAGATTATAGAATTTTTAGAAATGCGTAAACCTAGTGGTGGAGACATACATAGAAAATGTCTTAACTTACATCACGCAGTAAATATTTCAGATGAGTTTATGCAATTAATTGAAAAGTGTATTACTGAACCTACTTATGATGATAGTTGGAATTTAATAGACCCACATACTAATGAAGTTGTAAGAACTGTATCAGCAAGAGATTTGTGGCAAAAGATTTTAGAAATTAGAGTTGCTACTGGTGAGCCTTATGTTTCATTTATAGATACTATTTATGAAGCAATGCCTGAAACACAAAAGAAACTAGGATTAAATGTCCATCATTCTAATTTATGTACAGAAATAACATTACCTACTGACGAACATAGAACAGCAGTTTGTTGTTTGTCTTCTGTAAATTTAGAAAAGTTTGACGAATGGCAAAATAACAATTTATTTATATCTGATTTAGTTAGATTTTTAGATAACGCTTTAACTTATTTTATTGAGAATGCACCTGATAGTGTGTTTAGAGCAAAGTTTAGTGCGGCTAATGAAAGAAGTATTGGGTTAGGAGCTATGGGTTTCCACGCTTACTTACAATCTAAAGGTATTCCTTTTGAAGGTGCGTTGGCTAAATCAATGAACTTAAAAATATTTAAACACATTAAAGAACAAGCAGTAGCAGAGAGTAAAAGACTTGGTATTAAAAGAGGCGAAGCTCCTGACATGGAAGGTACTGGTATGAGGAATGCACACTTGTTAGCAATAGCACCTAATGCTTCTTCTTCTATTATTTGTGGTACTACTTCTCCATCAATAGAACCTTTTAGAGCAAATGCTTATGTACAAAAAACAATGTCAGGTTCTTTTTTAGTTAAGAATAAATATTTAGAAAAATTATTAGAAAAGAAAGGTATCAATACAGATAAGACTTGGACTTCTATACTTGCAAACAGAGGTTCAGTATTACATTTAAAAGAATTATCTGATTTTGAAAAAGATACTTTTAAAACAGCTATAGAAATTAATCAACAATGGGTAATAGAACATGCTTCTGACAGACAAAAGTTTATTTGTCAGGCACAATCAGTAAATGTTTTTGTACCTGCTGATGTTAATGTTAAAGAGCTACATGACATACACATGTTGGCTTGGAAACGAAAACTTAAAACTTTGTACTATTGTAGAAGTGAAGCAATTAAACGTGCAGAGTTATTATCAAAGAAAATAGAAAGAACAATTATACCAGAAGCAGATTGTTTAGCTTGTGAGTAATGGGTTGGTTTAATTGGGTTCTTATAACTATAATTGGTGGGTACATAGGTTATGTATTTGTATTAGCAGTTATTAATACAATATGTGATTGTATATGAAAAAATATTTAATAATTTTAATACTGCTAACAGGCTGTTCGCATATTAACGATAAAGTTAATCCTACAACTACTTTACTAAAACAAATAATTAAAGGAACAAATAAATGAAAACAATACCAGATACTATAGATAGTATAAAAAAGAAAATAAGAGAACTTCAAGTATTATCATTGTACTACAGAGAAGGAATAGTAGGAGCATGGGTAGGACTTTTATTAGGAATAATAATAGGAATGCTAATATGACCGACAGTAGTATCTTTGATGGAATGGATAAACCCAGACGAAGAAAAAGAAAAAGAACACCAAAACAAACTGTATTATGGACTGTGTACCACACAGTTCTAGCAGTTGAGTTATTAATAATAATTATAATAGAAGGAATAGAGTTATTAAGATGAGCTTATTTAAAACTAGAGCATACTATAAACCATTTGATTATGAATGGGCTTTTGAAGCATACGATATGCAACAAAAAATGCACTGGCTACCATCTGAAGTTCCTTTACATGAAGATGTAAGAGATTGGAATGAAAGATTATCTGAACCAGAAAAAAATTTAATAGGTCAGATATTAAAATTCTTTACACAAGGAGATGTAGATATAGCACAAGCCTATTTAGATAAATATATTCCAATGTTTAAACCACCTGAAGTTAGAATGATGTTATCAGCAATAGCTTCTAGTGAAGCAAACCATGCACATAGTTATTCACTATTAAATGATACGATTGGTTTACCTGATAAAGAGTACCAAGCATTCCATGAGTATAAGGAAATGTCTAATAAACACGAGTATCTTTTTAAATCTAAAGGTAAAGGTATAGAAGGTTTAGCTAGAGAGATAGCATGTTTTTCTGCGTTTGGTGAAGGATTACAACTGTTTGCATCTTTTGCTATGCTTCTTAACTTTCAAAGATATGGAAGAATGAAGGGTATGTGTCAGATAGTTACTTGGAGTATCAGAGATGAAACACACCATGTTGAAAGTATGATTAAATTGTTTCATCAATTAATAAAAGAAAACCCAAATATTTGGACAGAAAAATTTAAAGCAAGTATCTATCAAACAGCTAGAGATATGGTTGAACTTGAAGATAAATTTATAGATTTAGCTTTTGACATGGGTGGTATTAGAGGATTAAAAGCTGATGAAGTTAAACAATATATTAGATACATTGCTGATAGAAGACTTTTACAATTATCTTTAAAACCTAATTTTAAAGTAAAAGATAATCCATTAGGTTGGTTAGAATGGGTGTTAAATGGTGTAGAACACACTAATTTCTTTGAGAATAGAGCAACAGAATATAACAAAGGTACTGTTACAGGTAATCTGTGGGAGTAAAGTTTCACTTTTAGATGAAAAACATTGACGAAGATTTGGTTTTACCTACAAAAGTAGACGACCTAGTCAAATTATTAAACAAAGTTTACCCAGAAAAATCACCTGAATTAAAAGATGATACTAAAACTATTTATTTTAAGGCAGGACAAAGAGACGTGGTTAAATTTATCAATACTTTAAAAGAGAGGACAGAGAAATAATATGTGTTCAAGACCAAAAATGCCACCTGCTCCGAAAGCTCCCCCTATGCCTGTGAATACTTCACAGACTGTTGGAGAGCAGACAGCACCAGAGTTGGTTACAGCTAACGAGCAAGATTTAAATATCAAAAAGAAAAAAGTTAAAAAGTCAGGTACAAGTGCTTTAAATACTTCTTCTAATTTGAATATTGCTACAGGCGGTTCTACTTATACACCCTAATTAAATGGAATATATAGGTGAATTAACTAAACAACAAACAGCTAAAGAACGATATAACAAGTTAATCACTGACAGAGAACACTATTTAGATAGAGCAGAAGAGTGTAGTGAACTAACAATTCCTGCTTTAATTAAGCCTGATGGTTTTACATCATCAAGCGATTTATACAATCCTTTCCAATCAGTTGGTGCAAGAGGCGTCAACAATTTAGCAAGTAAACTTCTTTTACTTTTGCTTCCCCCAAATTCCCCATTTTTTAGATTATCAATAGCAGGAGAAGCTAAAAAAGAACTAGAACAAAATAAAGAAATGAAGACTGACATAGAGAAATCTTTGTCTGTTATTGAAAAAGAAGTATCAAGTAAAATAGAACAACTTGCATTAAGAGTTTCAGTGTTTGAAGCATTAAAACATTTAATAGTTGGTGGAAACGTACTAACTTATTTACCTAAAAAAGGTTCAATGAGAGTATACCCACTATCTCAATATGTGGTTAAAAGAGATGGTTCAGGAAATATATTAGAAATAGTTATTAAAGAAGAAGTAAGTGTTTTATCATTAGGTAAAGAAATAGCGGCACAAGTTATTTCAGACCCAGATTATAAAGAAGATGATAACTGTGATATTTACACACACATTTATAAACTAGATGATAATGATTTTTATGTGTGTCAAGAAGTTCATGGAATTAAAATACCTTCAAGTATTGGTAAATTTAAAAAAGAAAGAATGCCTTATCAAGCATTAAGAATGGTAAGAGTAGATAATGAAAATTATGGAAGAGGATATGTTGAAGAATTTTTAGGTGATTTAAAATCACTAGAAGGTTTATCACAAGCACTTGTAGAAAGTGCGGCGGCTTCATCTAAAATAGTATTTATGGTTAGACCTAACAGTGTAACTAGAAAGAAAGATTTAGCACAAACTAGAAATGGTGATATTATTACAGGTTCACAAGATGATGTTTCAGTATTACAAGCACAGAAACAATATGATTTACAAGTAGTAGAGAAATCTATTGCTAAATTAGAAGAGAGAATGTCTTACGCATTCTTACTACACACAGCAATACAAAGAGATGCAGAAAGAGTAACAGCACAAGAAATTAGATACATGGCTGAACAATTAGAAACAGCTATGGGTGGTATATATTCATTATTATCACAAGAGTTCCAACTTCCATTAGTAGCAATACTTATGAAAAGAATGGAACAAGCAAATGAAATTCCAGTGTTACCTAAAGGAACAGTACAGCCAACTATTATTACTGGTATTGAAGCATTAGGTAGAGGAAATGATTTACAAAAATTAAGAGAATTTGTTGCAGAGATAGGAAATCTAGCACAGATAAATCCGCAAGTTGTTCAGGCACTTAACCCTGATGATTTAATTAAAAGAATAGCTATTGGTCTAGGAATAGATACTGATGGTCTTCTTAAATCACCAGAACAGTTAGCCCAAGAAGCGGAAGCACAAGCTGAACAAGCAGAGCAACAACAAGTAATGCAAATGGCAGAGAAGGCGGTTGCACCAGTTGCAAATAATTTATCCAAACCGCAATAATAAGGAAACAATATGGTAGAAACAGTAGAAATAAAACAACCAGAGACTACTAGCGAACAGCCAGTAGAGGAGAAGTCTACACAAAGTAAACCTGAAGGCTTACCTGAAAAATTCAACAGTGTTGAAGATTTAGCAAAGTCATATTCAGAGTTAGAAAAGAAACTTGGTGAACAAACTCCTACAGAAGAAGTAGACCCAACAAGTAAAGCTACTTTAAAAGAAGATGCACCTAAAGAACAAAAAGGTGAATTAGATATTGCTGAAAAAGCAGTTGAGAGTGCAGGTTTAAATATGGAAAACCTGTCAAATGAGTATGCTGAAAAAGGTGAGTTAGATAAAAAATCTTATGAAGCATTAGAAAAAGCAGGAATACCTAAAGATTATGTTGACCAATTTATTGAAGGTCAAAAAGCAATAGGTGAGAAACAAACTAATACAGTTAAAGATTTAGTTGGTGGTAATGATGCTTATTCTGAAATGGCAAACTGGGCGGCTGATAATTTAACAGACGCAGAGAAAAATGCCTACAACACAGCAGTTAATTCTAAAGATTTAGAAACAGCAAAGTTAGCAGTAGTAGGATTAAGAGCAAAATTTGAAAAAGCTAATGGTTCAGAACCTAATTTAGTTGAAGGTCAATCTGCTCCATCAGGAGAAGCAGGTTATAAATCTTGGGCTGAAGTTACTAGAGCAATGTCTGATGATAGATACCAAAAAGACCCTGCTTATCAAGCGGCTGTTAAAGATAAACTTTCTAAATCGGAGTTATAATAATGTTTTTATTAGCGTTAAGGAAGCAGTATGAAGCAGATGTTGCTGAAGCTACAGCAGTCATTGATACGTTTTTACAAAAAGCGGTTGGTGTTGCAGACCATGATAATTTTATGAAAAGTTTAAGAACAAACTTTGATAAATTAGTACATGCTAAACATGCTATCTCTGAAATTGATGAAATAACTAAAAACTCAAAGGAAACAAATGACAAAAAATAGTCTTTATGGAAACATAAATAAAAGGAAACGTTCTGGGACTTCAAGACCAAAGTCAAAAAGTACGATTAGTAAATCTGCATATTCAAATATGAAAAAAGGATTTCCTAAAAAGAAAAAATAGTTGTGCAACGCTTATGCGTGGCAACTGCCAATACAATTTAGCCAAATAACTTGACCTACTGCGGTAGACAATCTTGACTAAATAACTGAATTGAAGAGGCTTTTATTAACAATAACACAAAGGAGACACTAACATGTCAAACGCAGTACCAGTTAAATTCGGTAACGCTAATAGTGGTTCTACTCGTGATGACGCATTGTTTTTAAAAGTATTCGCAGGTGAAGTAATTACTTCATTTGATAGAGCTTCAAAAACAGCAGGTGCAGATATGGTAAGAAGTATCTCATCTGGTAAGTCAGCAACTTTTCCTGTAATGGGAAGAATTGCGGCTGAATATCACGCAGTTGGAGCTGAAATATTAGGGTCGGCGGTTAACTCAAACGAAAAGGTTATTACAATTAATGACCTTTTAATATCTTCAGTATTTATTTCAAATATTGAGGAAGCTAAATCGCATTGGGACGTAAGAAGTGCGTACTCTACTGAAATGGGTAGAGCATTATCTTTCCAAAAAGATAAGCATATCTTACAAACAATCGGTCAAGCATCACTAGCTTCTGCTAGTGTTACAGGCGGAGACGCTACAACTAACGTAGTAAACACAGGCATTGCTTCTGCTACAGACGCAACTGCGGCTAACGCAATGATTGATGCAATCTTTGCGGCGGCTAAAGAGCTTGATGCAAACTACGTTCCTTCAGAAGGCAGAAAATGCTTTATGAGACTTGAAGAATATTACAAATTAGCAAACGCTACTAATGCAGTCAATGTTGACTTCACTGGTAATGCTAATGGTGGTATCGCTTCAGGAAAAGTGATGAAAATTGCAGGTATTGAATTAGTACCTGTACCACACTTTGTTGACAGTCAAGTCAACTCTGGTGTTGCACAAGGTTCAGCAACGAATGGTGGTTCTAACCCACAAGCGGTAGACCTACGAAACTTTGTTGCTCTTGTATCTCACCCTTCAGCAGTAGGAACTGTTAAGCTAATGGATTTAGCTGTTGAAAAAGAGTACGACATTAGAAGACAAGGTACGTTAATGGTAGCTAAATACAGCATGGGTCATGGTGTATTAAGACCAGAAGCGGCAGTCGGTATAAAAGAAGCGGCATAATAATAGTACGCTTTTACTTACATAGGGCGAGGTTAACACAGACAACTCGCCCTGTGTTCAAATAAAATTTAATACAAAGGCACAGATGACAACACAAATTACACCCACAAGTGAATTACAAGCTGTAAACATAATGCTTTCTACAATAGGAGAAGCACCAGTAAACAGTATCACTGGAACTACTACAGTTGATGTAGGTACAGCAAAAAATATTTTAAATGAAACATCTATGTCTATTCAATCACAAGGGTGGAATTTTAACTCACATGTTAATTACACATCTTTAACTTTAGATAGTAATAATAAAGTTCCCCTTCCTGCAAACTGCGTAAAAGTTGACGCAAATTCCCAACACAGATATATAAACTATACATTAAGAAATGGCTTTCTATATGATATGGATAAGCATACAGATGTATTTGTTGATGCACCTGCTTCAGTTGATTTAGTTTTAGTACAACAATTTGAACATTTACCAGAATACGCTAGACAATATATTACAATGAAAGCGGCTAGAAGATTTGCGGCAAGATTTGTTGGTGATAAAGAAATTACACAATTAATTGGTCAAGATGAAAATGAAGCATTGATGGCTTTTCATCAAGCAGATAGCCAAGAAGCTGATATAAATATTCTTGAAGGTGATAGTAATACATTTTCTATAATACATAGACCTACTAGAAGGAACTACTAGCTATGGGTGCAGTTGTTTCCCAATCTATTCCTAACTTTTTGAATGGAATGTCTCAACAGACACCTACTCAAAGAGGATTAAATCAAGGAGCAGACCAAGTTAATTTACAGAATGGTCTAGTAGATGGTTTATCTAAAAGACCACCTTTAGATTTTGTAAAAACAATAGACGCTTCAAACATTTATTCTAATAAAACAAAATTTTGGTCAATACAAAGAGATGCTTCTAATCAATACATTATAGCATTATACAATGGTGGTATTAAAGTATTTGATTTAGATGGTAATGAAAAAACTGTTACTATTGCAAGTGGTTCAGGTTATTTAACTTCTACTAATCCTAAAGAAAATTTTAAATTAGTTAACATTGCTGATTACACTTTTATAGCTAATACAAATACTACTGTAACGCAAAATTCTACAACGTCTGCGGCTAAAGTAGAAGAATTTTTAGTTGTTTGTAAACTTACAAACTATGGTAGAGAATATAAAATAGCTTTAAATCACCCTAACATGTCTTATGAACATGAAGTAGTGTTTCAATTACCTTCAGGTAATGATGCGTCTACTGATAGTAAATTTAGAGATACAAACAAAATTACAGATATATTATTAAATGGTACATCTAGTTCACACTGGGACAGTGCCGCTAATGGTATTGGATTTAAAACAATTAGAACTGATACAGGTGCAACTTTATCTAGTTCACAAGGATTAGCAAATTATTCAGGCATAACATCTCATTTTGCATTTGAAGCATTTGATAGTGTTATTTATGGAAAACCTACAGGTACAGTTTCATCACCTAACACACTAGCTGATTATACAATAACTTCATCTGATGGTTCTGGTAACACAGCTATGTATGCCATTAGAGATGAAATACAAGATTTTAGTAAATTACCTTTTTATGGAAAAAAAGATGTTATTTTAAAAATTACTGGTGAAGAAGGAGATACATTATCAGACTACTATGTTAAATTTACAGGTAAGTCTGGTGTATGGAATGAAACTATCGCACCTGCAACTTCTTTAGGATTAACTAATTCTACAATGCCACACGCATTGGTTAATAATAATAATGGTACATTTACTTTTCAAGAATTAGATTGGACTAATAGAGTATGTGGTGATGCAGAAACAAATCCTAATCCAACTTTTGTTGGTAAAAAAATTAATAATCTTACTTTTTATAAAAATAGATTAGGAATACTATCAGGAGAAAATTTAGTATTAACAGAAAATGCTTCTTTCTTTAATTATTTTGCAACTACATCTACACAAGTTTTAGATACTGACCCTATTGATATAGCGGCTTCAGGTACACAAGTTAATACACTTAAAAATTCTGTAGGATTTAATGAAAGTTTATTATTATTTTCTGACACAGCACAATATAAATTAGATAGTTCAGGTGAAAGTATATCACCTACAACAGCTATACTTAATGAAGTATCTTCATTTGAACATGATGATAAAGTAACACCAGTTTCAGCAGGTAAGTTTGCTTACTTTGCACAAGCAAGAACAAACAACACTGCAATAAGAGAATATTTTGCTGATGATGACACGTTAACAAATGATGGTTTAGATATAAGTGTATCAGTACAAAATTTAATTCCATCTAATACTTATCAAATTGTAAGTAATACAACAGAAGATACATTAGTATTTTTATCTTCTGATACAGCAGACACACAAACTGCACCATACGCAGGTACAGCTTCAGCTACAAATGCTAGTACAATGGTTATTTATAAATATTTCTTTGATGGTGGAGAAAAAGTACAAAACGCTTGGTCTAAATGGACATTTACAGGTGTAAAAATTATAGGTGTAATGTCTTTAGAAAGTTATCTTTATGTATTAGCTTCTGAAGGTACTACTACAAAATTATTTAAACTAGATTTAAGAAATTTAAAAGATACTACAATAGGTCATGGAGTTTATCTTGACCTTAAAACTTCAGTTACAGGAACGTATGATGCCGCAACAGGTTTAACTACGTTTACATCACCTTATGGTGCAAAGACTGGATTACTAGCTGTAGATAGAACAAATGGAAACAACTACACAGCTACAAATACAAGTGGGTCTACTTACACAATAAAAGGTAATCACACATCATTATTTATTGGTGTGCCTTATGAAAGTAAATACAGATTATCTACTCCTTATATTAGAGAAAACACTGGTAGAGGATTAGTGGCTATTACTACAGGTAGATACCAAATTAGAAATATATTATTTAATTTTGAAAACAGTGGGTTCTTTCAAGTAGAAGTAAC